AGGATTGCCCCTCTGTTTTAATTCCAAATAAAATTCCAGAAGTTATTTGATGCCCGGAGTAAATCTTCTGTTCAACTCTTTTATAAAGAATCTCAAAAAGTTTATCTAAATCAGTAGTTGATAAGTCTGTTACATTAGGCTCCTTTGCATCCTGCCTATTGAAAGCAAGCATCGTTTTCCCGGCATTTCCTGAACCGTTAAACTTATCATTCCATTTTTTCTCTAAAGCTCTTTTTTCCTCCTCAGTAGGAACTCCATCAAAGAAACTTATTAGCTTCCCGGAAAACTGTCCATTTTTCATTATAGACAGATCATAAATGGAAATCTCTACATCGGTTTCAATGTTATTTAAAGCCCCAAAATAACCCGGTAATGGGTATGTCTTACACCCGGGTCTGTACTCCCTATAGCAGAATAACTGCGCCCCTGTCTTATTATTAGGATCGAAAGCAGGAATATATTGAGGCTCTTTTTTCTTATGTGTTTTCCAATCCCATTCCTCACAATAATAATAACCAGGCTTGTCTTTTGCTTTCCGGATTTCGTCAAAAGGAATATGGGTTACACTTGCTTTCCCGCCCATCTTCCAAACGAACTGAAGATAATAACCGCCGTATAATTCACCATCCATAATAGCCTTACTGGAAACATCGTTTAGCGTTTCCCCGGCATCGTTAATAACGGGATTTTCAGAAAAGCCTTTACCTAGAATGTAAAAAGATTTGCCGTTTACTATTGCGTTGTGATTGGAAGATTTATCATACAGGTAAAGAAGTTTTTCGGGGAATAGATTATCATTGCCGAAATAAATCCAATCCTTATTTCTAAGCTCTTTTGCTTCAGGAACTTTGTTATCAGCAAATCCTATCCAAATTATATTTGGCTTATATTCTTTATTCTCTTCCATTTAAAGGGATTGGTTCTTTTTTTTCTTCCTCAACAGGCACTAAATGTTTTTTAAGAGCAGCGATCTCTTTATCCTTTTCTGCAATCGCCTTTCCTGCTGCTTGAATGGCTAAAGTTAGATTTGCCTTTATTTCCAAAAGCCTGTTGACTTCCTCGGAATAAGACTTTGCGATTGCGTTTATTTGATCTTGTGTTATCATATAACTATTTTTACTATTCCTTCCCCTGCGGTATTTGTGAAATATAAATCGCCTGAAACTAAGCCACCACCAACAGCCGCAGCGTTATTGGCAAAATCTTGTAAATTGAAATTATGGTGTTCTGCTGTATGGGTTATGGAGGATGTGGTGGCGTCTGAAAAACATTCTATCAGCGTTGACTTTACCCCGTCATTAAAATTAGATACTATTAAAGCTTTTGCGGTAGTTTCATCAACATCGGCTGTTAGGTTGGCATAATTATCGTTGTCTGTTGGGTTGAACCCTCTTATAAAAGACGTACCTAAACTTACTCGTGCGTTTTCCTCCCCACCCGCATTAAACGTATGTGTATCTGCTGTATGGGTTATTGAATTGTCGCTTTCATCTAATTTTATCCTTGTCGCTCCTGACCCAACCGATAGGCTTATGCCGTCTATATCGTCATTAACGACTATTACTTTAGTGGCTGTGTTATTTGATAACTGCACCCCATTATCCCCCGTACTCACAGAAATATACTGCCCCGTACCATCTGCTACTTGAAAAGTCCCGCCAACGCCTACATTAAACGTATGATTATCTGCTGTATGAACTATTGAGGAAACTCCGCTGCTTGCTGTTGCCTGTATTTGGGCTAAATCTGCTCCGTTAAACTCTGATTTGAATGTAGATTGTGCTGATGCTACCCCAGTGGAACCCTCAAATAAAGCAACATTACCGCCGCCTGTCGCATTTATAGCCCTCAATAAAACAGCTTCCGCATCTGTAGCCGTTTCGATATTTAAGAATTGCGTTCCCCCTTTTGTAACCTGTAACGAAAACCCATCCAAATCTCCAATAACATTACCCGTTGCTGTCCCTGTCCCTGTTGTTGGGAAAAGAGAATCGCCACTTCCACCACTCGCGCCAACCCAATCACCAACCACTCCCGCCTCGGCATTTCTTACCCACAACTTCCCGGTATTGTTATTGATATAAAGAGAGTTCTCCGGAAACAAAGAAAGGTTTGTAACAAGAGCATCCCCACCTGTTGGATCGCCCTCGCCTGCTATTACCCTCCCGTTTGTTTGTACAAATGCACTTGCCATTATCCTTCGTATTGTTTAAACGATGTCGTTCCTGTGTATTCCTCAAAAGCAAAACTCGAAACAGGTAAAAGTTTCATAATCCCTCTCTCCACCATGTTCAATCCATCCGGGTCCGTATTCGATGAACTCACCTGCTCATAGACTTTATATATCCATTGCCCTATCGAAGCACCCGAAAAGACTGTCGCCGTATCAATCGTGAACTCATTGAACCTGTCCTGAAAATCACTCTCATCTTCCAAAAACTGATAAATCTTATTTATGACTTCCCTGGTCGTCATGTGCGTAAACTGAAACAAATAATACCCATCATCCAACGTCCTTTTCTCGTTTAACGTAACGACGATCTTTTCAGCAGAATTTAAAAGAGAAAGAAGGATCATACTCAAAATGTCAAAACTCCCAAACTGTCCGGATAAAAAAACCCCCCGATGGAAATCAGAGGGTTGTCAAACCAACATATTTTAGTCACTATGGAACTGTGAGAGTAGCAATTACTGCGGATTGAACCTCTTGCGCCGGGCTTGGCTCTGCTCCTGTGAAAGTCAGATCATACCCGTTTTTCTCTGCCAATGTCTTTCCGGTGCCGATCTTACCTGTGTTCAGATCCATTCCGTTAGTCTCGCCGTAATACCAATACTTATCATTCCGGTCCTGAACAACCATTACAGTAAGAGCCTGGGCAAGTAGTTTAATCTCGTTTCGTATCGAAGCCTGCATCTTCCGAAGAGCAATATTAACCGTCTGAGCGTAGAAAACTGTTCCCGCGATTGCATCCCCTGTAATATCTTCAAATGCATCTGAAGTGTCTCTGTACTGTTGATACAAATAGAACCTTCCGTTATTCGCTTTTGAGATAGCTGAGATAACCCCGGCTGCTGCCGTTATCCCGGAAACATTTGAGAAGTTGGCTATCCAGACATTCTTGACCCCGCCGGCATTGTCTTTACAATCGAGTGAATATCCCTGAGTTAGTGCACAAGGCATAATTTATTAGGTATTAGAGTATTCAACAATTTCCTGACCGAAGGCCACTTGCCATCCTCTCTTAAACCGGAAGGAATATTTAACCGTTTCACCATCGGAACCATCCACCCACATCTTCGCTTGTTCGTGTTCGTTTTCCATGTCAACTCCCAGGTAAAGATTCCTGTCGGGATCAAGGGCGAATATGAAAGGATTATCACCCGTGTTTGCAATCAAACCATCCAAACCGTGAACCGGGATTAATTGGTGAACCGAACCTTCCACGTTAATTCCTTTCTGATCTCCGGAAGCAGGGAAGTGATAAAGATTGTCAATAAACATTTTTTGACGATACAATTCAGCTACATCGTAACCGGCAAATACTTTCGTATTTGGATCTCCCTTCTGAGCTGCGGGGATTTTAGCGATCACGTTTTGCATGATCGTCCTTACGTTCGTCGTCGTTACAGGCCCGGCAACCGCTGTGGCAATGTTCGTATTTGAAAGGGTTTTGATTATCAAAATCAACCCGTCGTATTTATTCAGGAAAGCAGAACCCGTCAAAAGATTTCCTTGCCAATCGGCTGTTTCGTTAATCCGGTTGATTTGGTTTATAATGTCATCCAAAATCGCTTTTGGAATATCACTTTCGTCATAATGCTGCCCCTTCTTTAAAAGAAGCTGAGTCCACTTTGTTTCCAAAGTTCGCGGGCAGTAAGAATCCTGGTACTTCACAGATTTTACGACTAAATTCCTTTGGGTAAAAGCGGTATCACCCGAAGCATTAAAACCGCACGAAGCTCCGTCTTGAGGGACGGGAGTGTTCGTTACAATCTGAAGGGCTTCAGCCGACTTAATCCCCGTTTGAACGTTGGCGAGCTTGGCCGTTTCGCCTTCAAATTGGAGCGTAAATAATAGCTCCGTACTGGTCTGATCAACATAATCTGTTAAGGCCGATACTGTAAAACCCATTTTATTAGAATTTAATTATTTATTATAAGTGGATATTGGACTTATTTTGCTTCTTTTTTTTTCCTGAACATCTCGATCAAATTCGCCCGATGCTCTTCTTTTGTCTTTATCTTTTGAGTGGAAAAATTCACATGATTGTCGCCCACCGCTTCACCAGTTGGGGTATTCGATAGCATCTCACAAATCTCAAAAAGCCCCTGGATCTTCTTATCCTGTGCTGCCATCGTCGTTTTATGATCAGCAAGCATCTTTTCAGCCGCTTCCAACTTAGAAAGCAACTGAGCCTGTTGCATCTGTTCTTTATAAGCCGTGATCGCTTTTGTAATCATTCCCTCAACTTCAGCCATTGTTAAAGCGGGAGCCGCCGTCATAGCCGGAGTAACCGCAGTTATAACACCGCCTTCACCTACTGTCAACTTGGTTCCATCTTCCAATTCAAACTCACCCGTAGGAGCCGGGACACCATTCATCAAAGCCGTTCCACCTACTTCAAGTTTGTCCACCGAAACAGCCATGCCGTCTTTTGTTTTGTAATCCATCATGGTTTGAACGGTTGGAGCTGGTGCTGCGGGAGGAGGAGCAGGAGGTGCCGGAGCCCCCAAAGGAGTACCATCGAAAAACTCTTTCTTTATGTTGGCGATGAAATCTTTTACTTTTGACATAATGGGAGAATTATACTCAAAATGTCTTTCCGGGCTAAGTGTCCGGTTTAACACCTCTACCACTTCCATTGCGGCATCTTTAGGTTTTTTCATGTAAGAGAAAATTCCCTCAACAGAAAAGCCTTTTACTTCCCCTGATTGAATCTTTGCCCACACATTAGGATTCTCAACTTTAGCGGAAATAAAC